TTAAAGTTGTTCTTCCGTGAATAGCCCAGTGTGATAGTCATATCTAGCAATCGTGATCGGTATTTTGTACCTGATCATGAACAGCAGCATTCGAAGTCTGGCATCGGTGGTCAAAGTCGCGTCTCCGCCTTTCACGTCAACAACCTTTGTCAACTCATCACCGTCATAAAAGCAGTAGTCGGGTGTGTATACGCGTGCTGAATAGCGTTTGCCATTGATCTTGAATGCCGACAAAATCTCAAACGATTCTTGAATCGTTACCTTCTGTGGCTTGTTGCGTATCAGCATGTAATAGGCGCCCTCTGCCTTGCTTGCAAATCGAATGCCATCAATTACGACTGGCTGCGCATTGTACTTGCCTCTGCGTCTCTTGCGAACAACCATGGCTAACGACTCGCAATCTCTTCATGGCCGTTATTGCGGCGGGGTAACTTGATCTCAAATTCGCTTGCAACTCGCTTCACGAACGTTGTTGACTTCCCGATCCGTTTTGCAACGTCAATCAGTGTGTCGCATTGTGAGGCCGCTTCTGCAATCCCACGCGCGTATTTGGCACGGGCTTCTTTTCGCTTTTTTGAAATCTTTTTAAGGCCAGTGTTTACTGAGGTCTTCAAAGTATCGCTGTCATCAACACCGGCTACCGCACGTTTCTCGACAATCGCTTTCTTTGATACAACGATCAGGTTATTGAACTCCTGTTTCTCTATTTTTGAGAATGCTTTGCTTTTTGAGATGTCTAGCATTGCTGAGTTTTCGTAGCGCTTAAGCAATTCAGCTTTGAAGTCGCGCCACACTTTGTCGCCTTGCTTGTATAAACGCACTGTTACTTGTGTCATGCTTTCTTCTCTCCTTGCTTATCAGGTCTCAGTTCGTCAAGGCTAACGCCTAGGGCATCCGCAATTCGGATCATCGTTGAAAATGACGGATCTTTGCTTTGACCCGTTTTGATTGAATAAATAGTTGTTGGATTTTTATACCCAGCAACTCTGGATAGTTGACGGATACCGTAGCCTTTTGCACGCATAAATCTTTCAATGATGTGCCACATGTTGATCCTCCATATTTTTCTGGAATGGCATCACTTTGTTAGGACTGTAAATAATTCATATCCGTCTACCTCTGTATCCCCACGGTTAATTGCGTCTCCAATGTACTCAGGACAGCGATCAAGAAAACGGCAGGCTTCAGACCGACTATAAAAATATCTAATTTTTCCAGTTGAGGGATCGCGCAATACGACAGGAACTGCTGCCTTGTTGAGCTTATGCTCATATGCATGCATCAAGTTCCCACGTGGAGTAATCCATTCCAGATTATCGGCATTATTATTTGACGGGTTTCCATCGATGTGATTCACATCCGGTAAATTTTCATAGTTCGCATGAAAAGCCGCGCATACTAGCCGATGAACCAAAAACTGCTTACTAGCACGAGATTTCCACAACGTAACGCGCTTGTATCCGCCCTTATCAGTCTTCTGCTTGAGTGTTCGTCCTTTCCAATGCCGAACAATTTCGCGCCCGTTAAACATGCGTACTGTCGTTTTCCCGGGGATCGTTCGCACTTGGCCTTTGTCAGATACTTGATAGATTCCCTTGTAATTCTCAATGTCTTTCCAATTTTCCATTTTTAATTACCCCTTTTAAGTCAGAACGGAAGATCATCGGAAATGTCTATCGGCTGGCCATTATTAGCAAACGGATCCGTGGTATTCGCTCGCGAAGCATTTGGAGTCGTTTGACTCGTGTTTGTGGTCTCTGTTGCTGATGCATTGGCCGTTTGCTGTGATTTAGGGCTGTTCTGAGACGCCTGTCGTGACTCAAGCAAAGCAAAATTATCAACGATTACCTCGGTCACGAACACTTTCTGCCCTTGCGCGTTATCATACGTGCGCGTTTGGATATGGCCTTCCACACCAACCAAGGATCCTTTTTTGGTGAAGTTTGCAAAGTTCTCAGCCGACTTGCGCCAGATCACACAACTGATAAAGTCAGTTTCACGTTCTCCGTTTGAACTGCGGAACTGACGATCAACGGCCAGCGTGAACGAGCCGACAGCGGTTCCGCTTTGTGTGTAGCGCAAATCAACATCTCTTGTCAGTCGGCCTGTTAGTGAGACACTGTTTAGCAATATGCTTCCTCCTAATTCTTTTCGCCGAGTTTATTGAGCTGTTCAAGTTGTTCAGCCAGCTTGGCCCGCTGTTCGGGCGTCACTTCATGCTTTGGTTCCTGATATCCAGGCTTTAACCAGTCAGGTTCTTTATCAACGCGCTCTGGCTTGCCGTAACGCCGCTGAGGTTGATTCGTTTTGCGTTCACTATCGTTTGCTTCGACAGCAGTAACCGTGAGAAGACGCTTGCTCTCCCAGTTTTTCAAGATGCCATTGACGTACTTGTAGTTTCTGACATTGCTTTCAACCGCAGTCCGCAGCGCATTTAGAACTAGCTTCTCAGGTTCAGGTGATCCTGCTTTTCGCATGTCATCAACCCAATCAACAAGGCTTTCTCTGGTGAACGGTGACAGTTGTCCAAACCCATTTCCTTCCCAGAAATTGCAAATATCAAGAATTGATGATGACGACGATGACGGTTCTTCAGCAGGCCTCTCTGCTGCCTTTACTGGAGCAGTAGTCTGTTGTCGTTTAGTTTTATTTACTTTACTTTCCTTTACTTTACTTTTATTGCCATCATCTTCTTGTGGCTTTGCTATATCTTTGCTATTCTCACTTGATGGCTTTGCTATAGCTTTGCCATTCCATCGTTTAGCTGCCCCTTTTTTGCCAGCGGCCGCACGCTTATTTGAAACTTCGTCTTTGATTAACATTCGTTTGTTGAATGATTCGGAGTAGAAGCACTCACCGTTATCGGCGAAGGCAAATAACCCAAAGTTCTCAACGATGTCCTTGATTAAGGATGCGTCCACACGAAGGTCAAAGGCTATCATGTTGTAATCTTTGACACTCATATATTCGCTGTCGTCTCTTAGACGTTCCAAAAGCATAAAGTACACGCCATAACCTTCGGCTCCGTATTTCATACGAACCTTCAAGATTTTGGCATCATTGCGTGCGTTGCTGTCATGAGGGAAATAACTATTCATGTTTTTCCCTCCAGTCAAGAAACGCTTTTTCTGACTTGTCCTTCTTTTGACGGTTACAACGCCGGCACGCGGTTGCAAGATTAGACATTTCATTTGTTCCACCGCGAGATATTGGAACAATATGATCTACCTCAAGTTTTCCACCTACCCGGCCACAATAAACGCACGTATAAGCATCGCGTTTAAAAACCTTTTTCCGGATTTGTTGCCACAGCTTCACATTGACGTTGTATAGGCGTTTAGCTACAAACTGCTCATAAAACTCTTGCCATTCAGCATTCAAATCGTTTTCATATACAACTCTCTGTTTTGCGGCAAAACTGATAAATCGTTCTCTGCATGGGGAAGACAGCCTTGCAACCCTTGCGTTTTTCTCCAAGTCTCGCCTTACTCCTAATTCGAGAACTGACTCATACCATTTTCTTTTCAATGCCAAGCGATCATCTCCTATTCAATAAGATCGTAAAGACTAATGATCTGTTGGAGATGCTTGGTAGCACGACAGTATTCGCAGTGCTCACATCGATGGGGTTTTTCCTGTCCGTTTTTAACTGCTTCAATCCGCGGTTGAAGTTCCTTCACCTTTTCCAACCAATAATCGAGCAAGTCTTGCGGAATTGAGACAGCAGCCTTATCAGGTGGATCTTGCTTCGAAACTGCGATAATCACCGGCACCGCCTGCACCCCGTACTGCTGTCGGATTAGCTCTTGGTAAACGGCCATCTGGAGAGAATAGTTATAAGCTTCAATAAATGAGCCGTAACGCCGTTCATCAGGCAAATAGAAGCGCTTGTTGATGTCCATGGTCGTCTTTAGATCGGCAAAGTATTTGTGATTTGTTGGAAGACAATCAAGTTTGCCTTTCCACATCACACCACCAATCTCACCACGTACAATGACTTCCTTCTTTCCCTGATAGAACTCTTTGAACATCGGGTCCGTTCGGAGCGTTTTAATCATGGCATCAGCCATTTGGTATTCCTTCTTAAGCTGGCCTTGTGTGGCACCACGTGTTGAGATGATCTCTGGATGCTGTGCTTTGAATTTTCTGTGAGCATAACGGCTTTGAAAGTAGCTATGAAGATAGTTACCGACAAGTAAGGCCGTTGGGTCTCGCTTAGGTTTCCATTCGCCTTTCATTTCAGCCAGTGCTTCAGCCTCGCAAGCCATGAACTTTTTGAACCACGTCGGTGACTCGTACTGCCAATCCATGCGATTGCTGTAGTAGTTCCTACTTGTTAGCTTGGCCTTGGAAGAGATTTGCGACTTCTTTGTCTGTGACTGGTTGATGTTCAGATCGTTCTGCTTGTTCTGGCTCTCTTGGTTCGTCCTGATCGGCATCTGCAACATGCTTTTTATCCTCCTTCGGTTTGCTATCAATCAAATCATCAAAGTTAGGTGTTACATCTCTCGGCTCCGAGTTATCGTATTCATCAGCGGTGGTGTCGTTTACGGCTCCAAGCAACAGATCATTGTCTGAGCTGGAGTTGATGAAAAACTTGGCAGCACGATTAAGCACCGTGCGTTTAGCCATTTCTTCAGGGAATTCTTGTTGTACCTTCTTGGTCTTCGCATGGCTCCAGCTTTGATCAATCTGTTTTTTTGTCATGATGGTGAAATTCTCGGTGCCGTTGTTGTCAACAATCACCGCAAAAGCACCGGCAATTGGATTATCTTGGTTTTCAATGCGTGGCTCGAAGACTTTCACAACCGTGCGTCCCCTATCAGAACCAATTTGAAAGTTGTCGCCTTCTCGAACAACTTCAGCCCAAACGTCTTTGACGTTGTCAAGCCTTTTCAAGATTGCTAAGCTTCCGAAATATGAGCGCATCAGTGTTAAGTCTTTGCCATAAGGAATGAAATAGACCTGGTTCTTCGCAGGGCTTAAACCCTGAATAACCATATTGAGCAGCGCCTTTGCCTGTGATTGTGGGCTTGTTTTGTCTAAAAGCGACGGGCCCTTGCTATTATCAGATAGTGTTAGCCAAGCCGAGTTCAGGGCATTACTGGGACTATAATTGGCCGGAAGCTTCAAGCCCTCATTCTTCTGCATTTGAGTGATACGGTTGTTCACGCTTGCTACAATTTCATTAGCCATGTTCAAATTCCTCCTAGTAGTCGGCGGCAATCGCTACACCGCTGAGTTCGTGCAAAATATACTTTCGAATTTCGGCAGGATCATCTTTGATCGTGTCGCCTTCTGGGCCAACGTTCGCGATGATTTCATCGCCTGAGTAAATCGGATCACCCTTCCAATCAGTGCGGACTTTTTTTATATCCATTTCACTTCGCCGCCTTCCGTGATAAACTAGGAGTGAAAATAATTTTGCTTAGATTTTTGCTTCCCGTGGTTGCAGCCATGGGATTTTTTTGTGCGCATTTGTTGAGCATCCGTTGACTAAGTTCGAACATCCAAAGCCAACCGCTATCTCCATGGCTCTTGTAAATCACGTTCTCGGCTTGATCATGAATGTCTTGCCAATATGCCTTCGTATCACGCATAGTTCTTTCTCCTAACGTGTCCATTGTTTCCAGCCTCCTACTGCTGTGGCGCCGATCATGATGCCAGCGAGAACGACAAGCAGATATTTCCAAAAGGCTGATGATGGGTCAAACAGCACTGACATGATTGCTTCTAGCATTTGTTAGTCCTCCGTGTATGTTTCCATGAACTTGTCAACCGCCTTTGAGTACCAACGGTCACGAGACTTGTCGCTCTTCTTGCGACCATCATTGCCAGATTCGTATCGTGGCATGCCTGATTGATATGCAATACGTTCAAAGGCGTCGGTACCAAGTGACAGCTTCAGCTTTGCACTTAACTCGCCCTTGTTCATTCCGTGGCCAGGCAAAGCATCTTCAACAGCTTTGTTTACCATCGCCTGAACTACTGGCTTAAGATTGTCTGCAAGATGAACTGCAATGAGTTCTGCAAGCTTGTCGTCCTCATTAACTTTCACCGCTACATCCATGCTTTCACCTTCTCTACAGGTCTGATTTGAGACTTCAATGATCCAATTAGACTTTCCAGGCTTTCAACTAGTGATTCACCTGAATCGATGTATGATCTGATCTTGCTCACGTCGGTTGGTGTGAAGTGATCACGTCCTTTAGACATTGCTGGTTCTGCTCGTTCTCTAGCCTCTTCAAATTTCTTTTGGGCCATTTTTTCGTGGAGATAAACAACGTATGGATCGTCAGTATCAAGATCATCAGCGAATACTCTTAATCCAGTCTGATATTCGATCGCTGCGTTCAAAAATCGATCATTACCAATTGCAAGCGCCATGGGAATCAGCTTATCGTCTGGTATGCCTCTTGCTTCCCAATTGCTGACAGCGGCTTGCGTAACGTGCATTTTCGCAGCCAAGTTCTTACGAGTTAGGCCCTCTTCTTGAAGGCCTCTTGAAAATTCATGAAAGATGTTAATTGCCATAACCACACCTCCTTCAAATGTGTACCGCCGATGTAGTAGTTTCACGGCGATATATGCGATGATTAAGCTGTAGCAAGGTAATCAATCATTTCGTTCCTTGCACGTTCCCTTTCAGCACTGATTGCCATTTCGAGCATGTCATCGTCCATGGTTTCCCAAAAAGCTTTGGGCTTATCATCGCGGTAGCTCATCAGCGCTTCGATCATTTGCTGTCGATCCATGTGGCTCACCTCCTTAACTTGAAAACTGAATATTGTGTGATTGCCTCCCGCCGAGTGCGATAATTGCATCGAAGGGAGGTGATTAATGATGCAACGCCAGTTTGTTTCATCAAGCCGGATTCGTAGCGTAGGTTGGTCGAATGACACCCTTGAAGTAGAATTCAAGGACGGTGCTGTTTACCAATACCACGACGTTTCAGCAGGCGAGTATCAAGCGTTCATTCGCTCTAGCTCACTCGGCTCTGCTCTGTCACGATTAGACAAGGTCCATCCATATAACCGCATCTAGTCTTTATGGGTCTCCGCTGGCATGAAGGTGTCGGTGGAGACCTTTTTAATCCCATCAGCGTCAATTTCAATCCGCTGGTATGGATTTCCTTGTTCCTGCAATATTTCTGCAATGCGCAATGCGTGTTGCTTAAGCTCTTCGTTCATTTGACTGCCTCCTCTCGCTGGGCGGAATTATGTTTACTTAAAGTTGACTGGTATTCCAAAAAAATAAGATCCGGCTTCGTTTTTAATGCAGTGGCAATTTTAAATGCCAATTCATAGCTGACACGGCGTTCTCCGCGTTCGATCAATGAATAATATCCTTTGCTAATGCCAATCATATTTGAAATATCTTGCATTGTAAGATGAAATTCCTTGCGGCGTTCTTTCAGCTTTTCGTTCAAATGATCACCTCCTAATCAACTTTATGTAAACACTATAATCTACAATTAGTAAACTGTCAACTAAAAAAGTGAACTTTTTTTAAACTTTGTTGAGTTTACAATTTGTATACACTATTCTATTCCTATGAGGTGATATGATGAGCTTCGGAGAAAGACTAAAAGAACTTAGGAACGAAAAGAAGATGACCCAATCTGATGTCGGAAAAATTATAAATGTCAGCAAAGCGTCTGTTTCTTTATATGAAAAGAACGAAAGAACTCCTGACCAAGATTCTATTAAGAAACTAGCCAGTTACTTTAATGTTTCTACCGACTTTTTGCTTGGAGTTACTGATGTTCGCTCAAAGCCGGAGCAAATTGACATATCAGATTCAAAAAATGACACCATCATGACTTTTGAAGGTCGCCCCATTCCGCCTGAAGATCTTGAGATAATCAAGAGACTTCTTCGAGGTGGCAAACATGATGACTGATTTTACTAGTGACATGCTGAGAGAAGTTTTAAACTACGGCTTTGACCGTGGAGTCGGGGCTGAGCTGACATATAAGCTGAAGCCGTACACGCCGTCAGTTTCTAATCCTGAAACACGTTGGATTGCGGTTAATATGAACTGGCATAAGCCGAAACAATTGCCTTATCAGGCTGCACACGAAATAATGCACGTTCTACATCAAGATCCGGCTTGCTTATACTTTTATTCGGCTTCAAAGAACAGCATTGAGGGTGAAGCTAACATAGGCGGAATCCATATACTTGTTCCTTTATACTTTGCCGATATTGATGAGGAAGACGCCAACCTGAATCAATTCATGGAAGCCTTTGGCATTCCATCACCAATGGAAGATGCTGCTTCAGAAGCGATAAAAGGTTTTTATATATAACTGATTGTTAGTCCAGACACGGAAGACGATAAAAGCTGAAAATTATTTATGGAGGAAAACAAAATGGCAAAAAAGGTAATGGGTGCTGATGGTAAGCAATATAAGGTGAAAAAGCCTTTTTACAAACGCGTTTGGTTTTGGATATTAGTTGTTGTTGTGCTAGCAGCAATCGGTGGTGGCCTCAATAATAAGGGAAAATCAAGCAGCGAATCCACGGAAAAAACGGCAGTTAGCAAAACGGATAAATCATCTTCAAGTACAGCCTCATCTTCGGAACCGGAAGATAAAGTGTATAAAGTTGGTGAAGTTGCAAGCTATAAAGGCTATGAAATTAAGGTAAATAATGTCAAATTCGACCAAGGCGATGACATTAACACTCCGGATTCAGGTAAGCAATATGTAATCGCAAATATCACAATCACAAACAACACCGACAAGTCACAAGATTATAACCCCTTCTTTTTCAAATTAAATGCCGATGGTAACAAAACCGATTTCAGCGAGATTACCACAAATGTTGAAGATACTCTTCATTCAGGCTCTTTAGATAAAGGTGCTACAGTTACGGGTAATCTTGTAGGACAAGCAAAAACAGATGCTAAGTCATTACAGCTTCAATATCAGCCATCATTTTGGAATGACAAGTCAATCAAGATAGATCTGAAATAGTGTTTATTTCCCCGAGCAATTGGTAGAAGCCAAACGGCTTGGGGCTTTTGTTGGGCACAAAAATAGCCCCGGTGGCGAGGCTTAGGAGGTGGAACATTCATGGGGTCAGTGACATCCCGCGTCAGCCCACAATGGAGATTCGATACGGACAACTCAGGCGGGGGCCATACATCTGTTGACTCCGCATTCGTACTGGACGACTTGCTCTACATTTATTCAAATAAGGCTCCTTTGGACAAAAATCGACTCATGTTAATTATTGAAGGAAACGCCGGGCCGATATACGTCACCAATACCCCTCTCGCGCACGAGCTCATCATCTTGAACACCAAGCAAGCACGATTGTGGGCACGCGACGTTTATCAATTGGCGCACGAGTTGACGCACTTTGTCATATTTCACGGGATTCAACAGCCACAATTCAAATGGTTTGAAGAAACACTGGCAGAATTGTCCTCATACTTCTTCCTTAAACAAATGGCTGCTTACTGGGCTGCATCGAACAATCAAATTAAGAGGGCCTATGCAGACAGCTTTCTGGAATATGTTGAGCTCGAGCGCCCCGAGGCTGAAGATATCAAGATGTCTGATTTATCCGATCCGTCATCGCATACCAGCCTAATGCTGGAGGGCTATCAATACGACCGTCCGAAGAACAATTACATTGCCCAGAAGATTCTCCCGGTCGTTGAAAACAATCCGGCTTACTGGAGGGCTCTACCCTTTCTTGAAAAAGTTAGCAATGCAACCAGTTTCCTCGACTTCATGACGAAGTGGAAGGCCGTCTCACCTAAAGAAACGGGAGAAGCCCTGTCCGCAGTCACTTCTTTATTTGAATCAGATCATTGACGGTATTGCCAGGAGGTCCCGGAAGTCCTGGATCATCGTGCTCATATCTAGCCACAATTCCATGCTGACGCAACGCCATTTTAATGTCTTTTAAATCGTAATCTATGCTTTGTAGGGCGAGCAGCAGCTCCTCACTCATAAAGTGCGGCTGATTCTTGTTGTCCACTTCAATCACCTGCCTTTCTGGCCACTAATGAACTTTATTCACCTAATTATAGCAAAGATGAGTTGTATTCACCATCAACGGTTAAAAACATAGCTACTCGTATCAAATTAATAGTTAAGACAGGAGTCTTACTTATGGCAAATTCAACGATCAGGCAGGCCGATATACTGTTAAGGGAGTGTACCGTTATGCAGGTAGCTACGCTTGATATCGATACCGGTTTTCCTAATATAGTTTCGCTGACACCACTTAAATCACACCGATCGCTTAAAGAAATCCTTTTTTACAGTGATCGCGACACTACTACCATTCACAACGTCCTAGAGAAGCCTGTGGTGGCTGTTTACTGTTTCAATGAGCTACACCACTCATCGTTGCTATTGCGTGCAAAGGCCGTTGTATTGACCGCTGAGGAGGCCTTGCCAAGCTTTACGGAAAACCTCAATTCTTTTCAAAAATCGTTACAGTATGATCGTCCCGTCATCATCCGTTGCAACCCACTAACCGTCAAGATTAGATACAACAATGACATTGAGTTCAGCAAGCTAAACGAAATCTAAGCTCAGTTCTTGGAGATGCACTTATGAATGGTCCAGTTACATTAAGTGAGGCACACTTCATTGGCCTCATCATTGTTCTCATAGGCGTCTACTTCGCCCTATTTGGCCACAGACATCATTGGGTACATTGGCTCATTGACCCAGACAAACCCGGAAGTAACCTGTGGTGGGCAGCCGTTTTTATCATTATTGGCGCGCTCATGATGATGGTTAGAAAGATGCAATAATACGACCCCATAACGAGTTTGGTTTTTAGGAAAATAAATAGCCTTCCGCGGAAGGCTTTGGATAATTATAAAAAATTATAGAGTTAGCCACAGCAATTTTCAGTCAAAGAATATGTATCATTCAAGAACTTATATAATTTGCTATTTTAACAAAAGGGGCTGAGCCAATGTTACATATTGATACCGTTATAAAACAAATGAAAGTTGGCTACACAAAGCCCTCTTTAGTTGAATGTAACGACCAACGGCAGTATGTAATGAAGTGCCAAAACGATGTTATATCGGGCAAAACCCTTTTTAATGAGTTAATTGGTGGAAGATTGCTACACTTACTACAAATACCGACCCCAGCTTTCACATTGGGACGAATCTATCCTCAATTAACGACTGATTCCCCCGTTCTTTGGAGTATGAGAGCAAAGCCCGGAACCGTCTTCCTTTCTAGTTATACCCGAGGAGTGTCAATGATTAACCCTATCCTTTTTAAGGATATAACGAATCGTGAAGATTTGCCGGGTATAGTTCTTTTTGACCAGATGACATTAAATCAAGACCGAGGAGGAAATAGAGGGAACTGGTTCGTAGCACAAAAGTCTATGGAACTGTTAGCTATCGATAACAGTAATATATTCCGACTAGCCGATATATGGGACTCACACACATTACATGCGGATATGAGGATCCCCCCTGAACGGATTGATTTTTCCCAACCAGGTTATCAGACTATAGGCACTTACTTTGAAGGGAAGCATCCCTTCTGGAAATACGGCCGTCTAGTGAAAAAAGTCACTGATGAAGAGTTCACAAATTTGTTTGTTAATATCCCACTTGATTGGAATATATCTGCTGACGATTTTGCTGCTGCTCAGCAATTCATAAAATTTCAATTTGAGCACATCGATGATATAATCAATGAGCTCGAATCAGACTTCAAAAAAGGAGGAAGACACAATGCAAGATAATTCATACGTTCTATACTATTCAGTTCTCCAGTATATCCCGAGTTCAATTCGGCAAGAATCAATGAATGTTGGAATTGCGTTCCATTCTCCTGAAGAAAAATACAGCGAATTTCATCAAATTCGATTAACAAAGCGCCTTTCGTCTTTTGATGACGAATACGATGCTGCTTTTTTCAGAATTATCATGGATTCTTTGCACTACGATTTAGATTTCCCAGTTAAAAATTCTAGAAAAAGCTTAGATGAGTTGTCCCTTGATGAAAATTTACAAAGATTTGATGATATTGATTCTGCAAGTTTCCTTGCTGACAGAACCGCATACTTAGCAAATGAATTCCAGTTCTTACCAGTCCAACAAATAGAAACCGATAAAACACGAGTTCAAGAAGATATAGATGCTTTAACCAAAACCTATCTTTATTATGATCGCCCAAAATCAGATAGAATTACTGCCGCCGAAGTGAGAAAGTTGTTGTCACGCCAAGTCAGATCCATACACTTTAAACCTTCTACTAATCCCCAGATTTTAGGAGACTTTGACAAAAAGCCGATTTTCGATTATAAAATTGGAGAATCCTTTATTAAGGCTATTTCATTTGATTACAAGAGTTCTTCTACTATGGCTAGAGAATTAAAAAGCACACTATATGATTTACAAAATGCTATTGAATTTGACGACGTTAAAAAAATTAAATTAGTTGTTAATGATGACTATACGGAATCAGCTCCTAATGCCTCTAAGCAATTTAATCAAATCATTCAAGGAGCTGAAGAAAAGTCTAAAGTCAAAATTGATATAGTTCCGCTGACCAAGTTTACGTCATCCAATTTTAACTGAACGCAAAATTGCCCTTCGGGGCTTTTATTTTAACCTTTTAAACGAACATACGTTTGAATTTTAACCAAAAAACTACACATAGAAGGGATATGAAAGCTGTGCGCAAATGGAAAGAAGTTCCTCACCATCCCAATGTTTATAGGTATGAAACACGACGCGGTACTCGATATGGTATTCGTCGTGGATTTAAAAACAGTGTAGGAAAACGTGATGAATACACAAGATCGGGATTTACAAATTGGCACGATGCAGAAGGCGAATTAAAACGATTTGAAGCATCTTTAGTTACGGGTGGCATTAATCCTCTAACTCACCGCGGTGTTACCTTGAATGCTTATTTTGCTGCCTTGGTGAAGAACCGTGAGGAGCTCGGTGTTTGGAGGCCAGCTACAGTTATTCAAAAAAAGACATATTATAGAAAGCACCTACAAGAAAGATTCGGGAACCGCCCAATGAGCAAAATATCACGATCAGAATATCAGCAGTTTATTGATGAGAAGATCAAATCAGGTTTGGCTCAAACCACAATGCGTACACTTAACTCAGTTATGCAGATCATCATGAACGATGCTGAGCACAACGACATTATCCGTAAGAACATGCTCAGAGGAATCCTTATTAATGGAGCCAAGCCGCCTAAAGATGTTTCCATTACCGATGAAGACTATGCCAAGTTCATGGAAACAGCCCGGAAGCTCTTGAATAAGTATCAGCTTACAATGCTGTACCTTTTGACTCTTGGTGAGCGGCGTGAAGAACTCGCTGGCCTCCAATTTCGTTCATTTAAACGAGGAACAACCGAAGGCAAACCATACTATGAAATCACTTATTACGTTGGCAGAACGCCTCAGCAGCCATTAGGCGGCCCTTTAAAAACTCCTAGCAGCTATCGCACAAACTATGTGACAGGCCCAATTATTGACTACATTGACTATTCCCTTCAGTATGCAAAGAACATCCTGACACGTACTCATCGTGAGATTGGGCCCGAGACATTCATATATTTGAATGAGAAAACTGGGATGCCGGTTCATCCGAGCAACATCAACCGAAATCTGTTTCAGCGTGTTAAAGATGCAACTGGAATTGAGCTTCGTCCGCATATGTTGCGTCACTATTTTGCAACCCAAGCGCTTCAGGACGGTTTGCCTCAAATGTCCGTCATGCACTGGTTAGGTCACAAAAACATCGACATGACAAACGACTATACTAGACCAACACGAGAAGGCAGTCTGAAAGTCATTAACGGCATGGGCCCGATATTGTTTAAAAACGGTACCGCGGGCCCTGACGGTACAAAATGA